ATTGATGTACATAGCCCAGCCTATTCCTATTACGAACCCGAGGGACACCCAAAATCGGAACTGCGGGTCCATGGGCCCGCTCCTGGTCAGGCGTCGCGGAGCCCCACGAGAAACACCGCGGCGAACATCAGCGTGCAGTCGAAAATATTCTCGCCCATGGACACGATCTCGAGCGCGGACCAGCCTGGAAAGATGTTCATCATGTAGGTCATTGGCGTTCTCCTGGGGATGATGGTGCCGGGGGAGGGATTCGCACCCTCGACCTCCAGGTTATGGGCCTGGCGAGCTTCTACTGCTCTACCCCGGTAACCATTTCTCGTTTTAAGCCGCCGGCGGCGCCGCCGGCACCATAGCCGCGGTGATCGCCGCCGTGTTTGCAGAGACGTTCGAGAAGATCGCGTCGACCTTCGTCTGCTGGTCGGGGGAGAGCCCGACTGCTGCGATTTTGTCTTGGAGCGCTTGGATGAAAGTCGTCAGACCGCCGATGGCGGTCGTCTCGGCCTGGATTGCGGCGATGTCGTCGTCAAGTGTCGACATAATCTGGTCTTCCTTTTTGATGATTTGCTGGCCGATATCGATCAGTTTGGCCGCAAGCGCCAGCAGGTTGCTATCGGCCCTGATTGTGAGAAAGATTTCCATTGGAGATTGACCTTGCTATTTTCGCCAATTGGCGTATAGTTGTCAATAGAAGAAAAGGAACACGAAAATGAGAAAAACATTAATCATAGCCGCGGCATTGGCCGCGATGGCCGGGCCGGCGATGGCTGCTGCGGAGAAGACTTTCGACGAAATGTACCCTGCGAAGCCGAGCGTCGAGGAATGGTGCACATCAAAAGCCACCCAGGCCGGCCGAGCCAAGGATGACCCGGCGGTTATAGGTGGCGTAAATAGATGTATCGACAACATGCAGATGCATCACGATTACGCAAAGATGTCCTGGTCTGTTTTAAGGCCAGAAAGGAAGGGTGCCTGCACTGCTCGTTGGTTGAGTCAAAGGGGAGCGCGTATAGATTATGATCGCCTATCCGCTTGCTTCGAGAGCCAATTGCAGGCGCAGGACCGCGAGGAAATTCATTCGTTGGTCGAGGACTAAATGATCATTGAGCCGCCCGGAAAAGGGCCGATCTCCCTAAGGGGTTTTCTCTCGTATATGGCGCGGTTCATATTGATCGCGTCTGTCGCTTTTGTGTTGCGAGCGTTTCATCAGGGACTCATCCATCCTACGATGATGGATTAAGGAAGTCGCACCTCGTCGTAAAGCCGGTCTGAGCGTTGTAATTATGCTCGACGTCGGTGATTGTGTAGGACCCGTCGACGCCCGGCCGCGCGCCCAGGACCACGAGCTGGCCCCAAGGCTGTGCCTGCGGCTCGCCATTCATCATCACCCAACCGGTCCCAGCGTTCAAGCGTGCCGACACCGCGTCTCCGTCGGCGCCCTGTTGTGCCGTATCCTTATCGGACTTCGCGCCTACGCCGGTATGGTCGGCCTGCGGGCGGACCAAGCCTGCATTTTTGACCTTTGATTGCACAAGCTTCCACGCCGCCGCCATCGGGTCGAAATGCACGTGCCCGGTGTTCGCCCAAATAGCTCGCGCGATCCTGGGCCGAACCCGCCATGCAATAAGGTTTTTGCCGGCTTGCGCGGTGACGCTGCCCGTGGCGTTCCCATCCGCATCGCCGCCAGGCTTTGTTATGGTCGCTGTCTGGCCGCTCATTTTGAACACGCCGCCGACCTCGCCGGCGATGCGCTGGCCGAACGACATGAAGCTTTCGTTGTTCCCCATCCAGAATTTGCGCGTAAGTTTCGCGAGCTCTGGCGCAATCTTTACGTCAATGCTCGCAAAGCCTGACGCTGTCTTGAGCGCCTTCTCAAGTTTTACGTCCTCCGTTCCGTCGCCTTCAGACCACCGAGTCTGCGCTTTGAACGGGGCAAGCATGTTTGCCTCATGGGCGATGATCGTCATCGTGCGGCCGCCGCGCTTCTGGCCTGCGCTCTCAAGGTCGAATACGCTGCCCCTGAAAACAGAAAATGACCCTTCATCTAGCCATCCAAGCTCGATTGTGATGGTGTCCTCTTCCTCCGGAATTTTAATTTGCCCATAGCGGTCGTCGAGCTCGAGATGCGCCTCGCTTACGTCCTCTGACTTGAGAATGACGGTAAGGTTCAAAAGGCGCGGATTGATGTTGCTCGTGACGTCCTCGCCGGCGACCGTGATCTTGCAGAAAGCCCGCTGATGCGTCGGGGCCGCGGCTGTCATGGCGGCGGGTTAGCGCCCCACAGGGTCGCCTGTTTGATGCTTTGCGGCGCGCCGGAGATTGCCGCCTGATCTATCGGCACGCGAACGATCGCGCCGACGGGGAGGTAGGGGCTTTGGCTGAGGCCTTCGACCAGGTCGGGGTTCATGTCGAGAAGGTTTTCGAGGACGCCGGCGGCCGGGCGCTTGTAGCGCCGCCAGACGAGCAGAGACGGCGTGATGTTATCTCCCTCGATGACCGTGGCCTCCCATGGGCCTAGCCAGGGGGAATACGTCATTCCGGCACAACGCCCTTCGGCCCGCGTTCCTTTGATTCAGTAATCGCGATCGAGCCGACCATCTCTAATAGATGCTCGGACTTTGCGACATCTCCGGAATCCCACGCCTCCTTCGCTTGCGTCAGATAGGAGAATAAACGATCGAATCTTGGCGCGGCTCCAGGTGCTCTACTCATATATCATGGCCCCGATATTTGGTTCAGGTTAAAAAAATAATCCGACGCGGCTGGCTGGTCGCATCGGCTAAAGAATCCCTGCCATGCGATCACGCGCCCGCGGCCGTCGCCGCCAAGGAAAGAGTGCCTGCGCTCCAGGTGCTCGCAGACGAACCAGCCGAGCATGTCGCCCCCGGACGTGCTATCGCCTCGAATGAGCGTATGGGCAACACCGGCCAGCCTCGTCGAGTCAAGGAATTCAAGCATTGCGAAGCCGCCCGGGATGCGCTTTTCGAAGACCATTCCGTTCAGGATGATCTCGTGGTCCGCTTCGCCGACCCACTCGCGCTGAGGAATCGAGTTCATCACCATTTTGCGCGCGTACTCGGTGCCGGTGACGTGCTCATAAGCATGGATGTTCAGCGGTGACACTTCGAACTTCACAGGCCCGAACTGGAAGAGGGTCGAGTTAGCCACGCCGAATGAACCATCGCGCGAACACGAAGCAAACCACAAAAAAAAGCCAGACGCATAGAAACTTGATCATGCCGGCGTACCCATGTCGGTGTACGATTGATATCTTGTGTCGCGCGCCTCCTTGGCGAACGAGCGCCGCGCATAGGACCGGCTGTGCGTGCGCACGTCCGCCGCGTCATAAGCAACCTTCATGCGCAGAGGATTATGGTCGATATATTTCTGCATCTTCTCGTAGTTCAGTTTTTCTTTGACGCCAGCCGTGGGGTCGTCCCGGACGACCGGCATATTCGGGTCCTGGTCGTAATGAACCCCGGGACCGCCCGTTATGAACTCGTCCGGGCGCCGCTTCCCTGGCGTCATCGTTGACAGGGCGTAATTTTTGTCGTGCGGGAATGGTTGGCTTGATGGAGTGTGTGCTACCGGTCCCGAGGACGGCGTCGACGAGTGTTTCTTTTCTACCGCCGCGACGAAGTCATTAAAATCGCTCAGGTCTCCAGCGATCGGATGTAAATTCTTGGCGACGGAACTTCGCGCCCCGCCTAAATATTTCTTATAGGCTCCGGAGGTATAAGTCGACCAATCGCGATAGCCTCTTGCGCCCCGGTGCATCGCAAGCGCAACACGCGCATTTGTCGCCGGGTTGAACAAATCCTCATTGCTTTTCAAACCAAATTTTCTGCGTCGTTCCGGACCCATGCCGCCAAGCATATTTATCTGCCAGAGCCCGTAAGAATTATCACGGCCTTTGGTGTTGTGAGACCTTGGGTTCCCCGCAGATTCAGCCTGCGAAATTGCGGCTAGAGTGCGCGCTTCCTCGTCGGTCCCTCCCGCCTGCTTGATCAGGTCGAATGCCTTTTGAGTATTGTATGCGCCGTGGCCTTTCCCTCCGCCGCCGCCGCCGCTATCGCCGCCTGGCGTTGAGCCGCCCCCTGAGCCCCCCGGAGTGCTTCCGCCACGGCCCCCGCCGCCGCTTGGGCTGACCCCACCGCCCCTGCTAGAGGGGCTCTCACCACCGCCTGACGCCCCGCTAGAACCGCCGCCGCCGCCGAGTCCGCCGCCCCACATCGCCGCCCGCTCAAGCCGCCGGAGCGCCTCGAGCTGTTCGCGCGCGGTGCGCTCGGTCGAGGAACCCGGCTCGCTGGGGATAAGCGGGCGCCCGCCCAACCAGCCGATGTCGCCGACCTCGCCGGAAATCGGCTTGAACTTTCCAGGAATCGGTTCGCCATGAATGTCGCGCTCCGGAGCGCCGTGAGCGCCGGCCCCGGCCCCGGACCCTGTAAGGCGATCAACGCCGCCGCCTAGGCGCTCAATCCCACGCCAAACATGATCCGTAAAGCTGCCCACCGCCTCCCCGGCTTCAATCATCTTGTTTGAAAAGCTTTGCAGGCTTCCGGATGCGCCCTCGGTCATCGTCGAAGCGGCCTCGGCCATCGCGCCGCCGGATTCTGAAATCCTGTCCTGCACTTGGGCCGTGACGTCCTTGTTTCGGTAAAGCTCTTGCAGCGTTTGCCGAATGGCTGGGTTTTTCGATAATTTCGCGTAGGCCTCTTCGATGGTCCCGCGGTCGCGCCGCTGAATTATCAAAGCCGCTTTGTGCGATTGCTCGATGGCGACTTCGAGTGGTGACTTGCCTGCCAAGGCGCCTAAATGGAGTTGATACGGAAGGTAAATATTAGCCTGTTCCAAAAGCGCCTTGTTCAGCCTTTTCGTGTTTATTGCGTCGAGGACTCCTTTGACGCCCTCGATCGCTGTCGTCGAATTTTTCGTGACCTCGCCAACCGACTCCATCGCGGCCTCGACTTCATGGAGAGCCTTCGGCCCCGTCATGCCGATATCGGCCATGTCGCGAGACACCTCCGAGAGTCCCCCCTCCAGCTCCTTCGCGGTGACACCGCCGCCGCGCGCCGCCCCCACGAGAGAATCGAAGGCCGCCGGAACGTCTTTCTGAGCGAACCCTAACGTCTTGACCAGTTGCGTGTTGAAGTTAGCGACCTCCTCGGCGTTTACGTGCATTCCTGCCGCGGCCTGAGCAACGCCCGTCAGCATGGATTCAGCGCCGCCAAGAGTGAACCGGCGCGCGAGAGTGTCGAAAGCGTTTCGCAGCTCCTCGACCGGGACCCGCGCCGATGCGGCGACCTTGTCTAGTCGCTCATATGCGTCGTTGATCTTCTCAAGCGACGCCCCCGTCGAAACATGAAGCGCTCTGGCTTGCTGGTCGACATTGGCGAATAGCTGAACAGACTTCTTGACGCCCTCGACGAGAGCTGTCGCGCCGAGGCCGATCCCGACCGTGCCAGCGAGCCTTGAAAGTGTTGTGTAACCCTCCGCGGCGTTGGCCGCCATCTGCTGAACAGCCGTCTTGTGGGAATCGACAAGCAAGCGCTGCGACTTCGTCACGCGCTGGGTCATCATTTCGTTCGCCTGCGCGATTTCGCGGAAGGCGTTCGCCACATGCTGTTGGGCGGTTATTTTGAGTTGTGTCTCGACGACGCTCATTCGCTAGGCCACCTTGAACATTTCAGTGTCAACGTCTGGCTCTTCCATCCCCTGCGGAACGGGTGGCTCTTGTTCTTGGTTCTCCGCGGGCGGCACAATAGCCGTCTGCCCTATCGACACCCTGATCGCCGCCGGGCAGTGCAGCGCGAACTCCTGCATGACGATATCGGCGTCTGGGTAAGTAAGTTGCCCGAGGATATCGGCGCTAAGCCCGGATAGCTCCGCGAGCAGCGCGATCGGGTCGCCGATCATGCCGGCCTGCCATCGCAGGACATGGTCGAGCGTGACAGGCTTTATTTCGACCGCCTCGATGACGCGGCCGCATCCCACCTCGAACGGCGCGACGAGCTCAATCCGCCGCGCGCCGGTACGCTTGCGCTCGATCACAGCGCCCCCAGGACGTGCGCGAGCGCGAGCATGAATGGAAAGCCATAAAGCATCAACCCGACGCCCATGGCGATCTTAAGAGGCATCCATTGGTCGCGCGGATCAAACATTTACTGGCCGCCGACCTGGCCGACGGAGCCGGTCACAGGGCTCGTAATCTCGACGCTGGTCGCCGTGCCGCCGGGCACATTGAGCGCCGCATTCTGGTCGGCCAGGATATCGACGCCGCCGACGAGCATTTCGTTCGTGCCCATATCCCAAAAATAGACTTGGTTCTTGTCGATCAAAAGCTCGTAGTGCGTGATGCCCTTGATCGCGTACTCGCTCTTATGGAGTGTGCCGCGATCAAAATTGTCCGGGGCCGCCCTTCCAAGTTGCCCGAAAATAAAGGCCTCTACACGCTGAGTTGCGCCTTGCCCGGAACGATCGCGGAGAAACCCGTAAAGAGAGAACTGCTGCGACGCACGCTCCCAAATCCCAACCTGGCTCATGACTTGCGGCGTCATTCCAACGAGGGAGAACGTAACCTCGAATTTGTTGAAATGCGTATCGATCTCAAGCCCGACGATGGCGCCTCCAGGCATGAAGTCCACGTAGGACTTTTCGACCGTCGGGAACTTGACGCTGGCCAGCGTGAGATGGTTGCTTGCCGTAGGATCATTTCCGACAAATATGTTGGCTGCCTCGAGGACGAGAAGACTATTCGCTGACATTGTACGGCTCCTTTATTCCTGGTCTATAAGCGCCGGTGGCGCCTCGACATACAGCATCACCGGGGGCTGCGCGCCGAGGATGCGCAAAACGATCGTGCCCCCCTTTAGAATCAGCTCAAGGTCTCGAGGGGTCGGCTCCCACGCCGATTCACATATTCTTTGACCTGCGGTGCCCGTTACGCGCACGGCCAAATGAGCGCACACTGGGTCTGAAGGCGACAAGCCTTCTGGGGCGCCAAAATAGTGATTAGCGCCCTCGATGCGTTTTGGAATCATGACACATCCGCGTGGCCGGATTCGTGCCGTCCTCTGATCGATCCATCGCCGCTCGAAAGGCGGCAATATGCCGGCTAGGATCAATCGCCGGCAACGTCACGGGCGTGCGCTTCTCCAAAGGCTCAAAGTTTGTAGCCCATGGTGAAAGCCCTTTGCCCGTGCGTGCTATCATTTTCGCCAAGCCCATGCTTTCTCGTTTAACCCGTCACCACCAACTGGCTCTCGAGCTGAAGAATAAGCGCATCAACCGCCGGACGGTAGCGGCTCCCCTGCGCGGTGATCTTGCGGAGCACCGTCGGCTCCTCGGCCCTGAAGCTGATCGTGATGTTCCCTTTGCGTATCTCGTCCGACGTGTTGAGGCTCCCGCTGAACGAAACCTTGTACCCGAGAAGGTTGTCCTGGGCTTTGAGAAACGAAAGGACCTGGACCATCGAGTTCACAACGACCTGGACGGTCTGCGCCGTGATATTGTACTTTCCAAGATAGAACCGTAGGTTGCGGATCAGCGTAATATTGATGAAGTCCCGGCCGCGAGTCACATTGTAGAACATCCAAAGAGTGTCCTCTCCGGCATTGTCCGTCGCGACAAGTATATAGCCACCTTGTGCCAACGCGAAGTCGTTGCCAAGTTCGCCACGAACAATAATTCCAACGTTGAACCCAAGCAACTCCTGCCCCTCGTTGGCGCCGTCGGTGATATTGAACGGAATAGAACGAGCGGGCCCGACGATGCCATTGACGGCCTGGTTCGCTGCCGAATTGAATGGCGCGCCGGTTTGGAAATCGCGGCGAATTATGCAGCCGATAACGCGCGGCGCGCACGGCATGACGATTGTGCTTCCGCTGACCGGGTCAACGATTTTGACACCGCCGGACATCGGAATCAGGCGGTCGCTGTTCAGCGTTCCGCGCCATGTTTCGTCGTTCGCGGTGCTTGTTCCTGTGGACTCGACAACCGCGTGCGCGATCAACTGAGAGAGCACGCTGGGCATGGCCGCGCAAACCGGGTCAGCATTTACAGCCGTCGTCGCCGTGTAGAGAGCCCTCGTTCCACTCACGGGGGCGGCAATAGTCGCCGTGGGCGTCGTCGAATAAAAGGCGCCGAAGTTGTCGATTATCGGCGCCGCCAGGGTGCCGTCCGGGTTGGCGATTGCGTGCGCCGCCGCCTGGACCACGTTGGGGCCGCCGCCGCTAAATGTGATCGGATAGGACTGGTCCGGCACATATCCAGTTCCAGGCGTCGACATGACGAGCGTGTCGAGCCCCGTAACGAGCTGGCCAGTATAGCCAGGCGCCATGATCAGACGTGGGATGGCGTGGACGAGCTCGGCGCTTTGCACGAAAGCATTCAGGCCGGTGCCGAGCGCCGAGTCGCCCATAATGTTCGCGAGCGTTTCCTGCAATGCGATGGACGGGTTGCTGTCGGTCCCCAGCGCCGTCCGGACGAAGATAAACTGCGCCGCGCGCTCGAAGTCCGCGAGCTGGTCGTTGACTCCTCGAATCCCGTCCTGGATGAACCCGCGCGCTCCAATCGACGCAATCAATGTGAAATTGTCGGAATTGAACTTCACAGGCGTATTGAGTGGGAACAGGAGAGGGTCCGCATCCGGCGCGGGACCAATGATGCCGACCGTGTCAAGGTCGGCATATATTGCAGGCGAGCTTTCGTCGTCGACGCGTCGGGCTACTACGCCAAAAATCGGATCGATGGGCATTTATCCAACTCCTTTAAAGCCGGGTTTCCCCTTAAAGCCTGGTCTCGGCGCCGGGCGCCAGTTTCGTGGCTGAGATCACCGCGTCCTTGAACGACGGCCATGCGGTGCCCTTGATGATGACCCGGTGCATCGGGGAGTGTTGATGCCCGAGATACAGCACAGGGATCGCCAGCTTGACGTCGTAGTAAGCCTCCGGGTCGACGGTCGAGAGCGCCGCGTGGGCAACGGGCGCCGCGGTGGCAACGGGCACTATTTCTGCCATTGGTCAGTTTCCTTATTGTGAAAGTTTCCAGGCGCCCAACGAAGCGTTGCCATGAGCCTAGCACTAATTTCGCCAGCCCTATGGCTCCATGAGCCTAGTAACAGGCTCCCGCCGCGAGCGTTGACGGCGCATGGCTCATACCTGGAATTTGTGTCTTACGGGTTCGTGGCTACGTCGACGCGCTCGCTGATGACGTAGGGCGTCGCGACGTTGTCGATCGTGCCGGTGATTTTTATTTTGTACGTGGTGGTCGACGAAACGGTGAACACGTAATTGATGATGCGCGCGTTCGCGTCGTCGATAGGCGTTATGACGGTGGTCGTCGTCGGCGTGGTGACGGTCGCGAAAGACCCGCCGGTCAAGATTGTGCAAAGGATCGTGTCGTGGGTATCGCGCCACGCCTCGACCCGAAGGCTGACTCGGATCGTAAGGCAGGCCGGGGTGTTTCGAACCGTTGAGATGTGTGTGAAGTCGGAGCGCGGGCGGTTGGTCGTCTGCCGCGAGTTTGAAAGCAACCCGAGCTGCGGCATGACTTGCGACGTTCCGTCAAACACCGCCTTCATGGGGAGGATGGCTGGCTGTCCGGTCAACTGGAAGTCTGGGCTTAGCGTTTTCCATACGCCGGCAATCTGCACCTGGAACGTCAGAGCCGCGCCGTTCGGTATTGCGGTATCCGCGTTGATGTCGATCCCAACGATGCCGCCGGCAAGTTGAAGCGGCTGCATTTGAATCTCGACGCGCGGAGACGAGAACTGCGCGAACACAAGATCGAACGCGATGTCGTTCGTAAGATCACCGAGGAACCAAGCGCCGTCAGTCGATGTGAAGAGCGTTCCGTCTGTGTACTTATTGTCTTTCGTCAGCCAAAGATAATGATTTCCCGGCGTCGAGACGACGATCGCATATCGCTTTCCGGCCGCGAGCAATGTCGGCGTGAATTGCGCAACCGAGCGAACCGCGGAAGTGGGCGTAGGTGTGCCCCCAAATGGCGGGACAAGATCGAATGAGTGCACACCTCCGGCGGCCGCTACCTTGATATCCCCGACAAGGATATTGGCGCGGGCAATGATCTTCGAGGTGTCGGGCGCGCCATTAGTCGTCTCACAAAGCGCGACATGGACATCGCCGGTGAGCGCCGCGCGGCTGAAGTATAAGCCAACCTCAAGCAGATAGCCGGCCTGCGCATTCATGAACGTTTCGGCGACAACCGAGCCGTTGATTCCCTCGGTCGTGGAAACAACCTCCCAGTAGGGCTCCCACCACTGGTCGTACCAATAGTAGGGGACGCGGACATACCCGGGGCCGACAACGCCGTCCCCTAGAAGGCCGAATCCTGGGGCCCATATTGAGTCCCCAGCCCGGAAAAATGTATCGATGTACCCGGCGGGGTTGATGAACTCCCACGACCAACTGCCAAGGATGTAATTGTATCCTGTCCGCAAGCGGGTCCGCGAGCGATACAAGAGTAGCCATGTGCAAGTCTGGTTGGCATAATTCGAGATATTGAGCTCGAGGTCAGTTCCGATTTGGGTGATGCGGGTGAGTTTCGTGTATGTCGGGAGGATCATATTTCCGCTGGAAATAACGTTCGGGTCGAGCGGATTAAGAAGCCCGAGCTGATCGTTCTCGACCGCCGCGTCGGCGAAGTGAACCCCCTCCTCGATCTTCGCAAGGTAGTCGACATTTGTCGTGTCGCTTTTCGTTGCGTTGATAAAATAATCGTCGTCATATGAGCTGTAGACCGTCGGGATCCCAGCGAGCTGCTTCAGGCGAGCGACGTCCTGCGCGATTCTGATCACGATGTTAATAGGCGCCAGGCCGTTAAACCTGGCCGCGAGGGCGCTAAGGTCTGAGCGCAGCGTCGCGAGGATAGAGCCAGCGGTCGCGCGCCACGCGTCGAAGTCGTCCAGCCTTGTGTCCGCCTCGGTGACCGAGGGAACCATATTGCGGAGCGCCATTTCGATCGAAACGACACCGGTGGTGCTTAGGGTGACCCATGCCACAACGCAGACGTTGTCGGCCACGGAGGGCTTTACCGGGTCGGGACCCTCGACGCCGTTTACGACCGAGAGGTTCGCCCAGCGCCATTGCTCGGTTGACTTCGCCCTGGCGACGCTTGCCCGCGTAACCGGGTCGGTCAGGAACGTGCGCGGCTGAACATTCGCCGCGACCGACGTTCCCCACGTGACGATCGCAACTATGCGCCTGGTGACGATCGGGAGGTTTGATAGAAGCTCGATGACCTGGCCGCCGTCTGTGTTGTTGAAATAGACGAGCCCGGCCTGATAAAAACGCCCATTGCCGACGGTCACCTCGGAAGGCGCTGACTGGATGACGGGGAATCCGGAAAACCCCTGCCCGGTTATCCCGATGTCCTTGACGATGTCGTCAATGCTTTGTTCGGGGAACAGGCTGATATTGGTCATATCGCCATCTGTCACCTTCTGGAAGGCATCGATGAGGACTCTTTTTTCCATTTCCAGACCTTTTCTATTTAATTTGAGACATCGACATCGGCAGAATCGGGCTGCTCATGAACCACCATCATCACGGACCAACTAACAGATACGGCGCCCACGATATCGTCGGGCGCCTCGGACGCTGCCAAGGGAGACCCGAGCGGCAACACGGGGCCGGGAGACTGTAGGTTTACAGGAGTGTCGGTGGTTAGGTTCTGCTCGAAGTTTATGAGAATGGTGTCACGAAGCGCCTTCGCGGCAACCACGGCGCGGCCTGCGCGATCGAAGTCGGTTAGGTCCTCAGGCGCCGCGTAACTGCTTTCGTCGATCCAGTTGTCATCAAGTGAGAAGGTGCCGTTCGGTAAAAGCGTGTGCGTGTTGATTGCGAGCTCAGCATAGTCACTCGGAATACCAATCCGAGACTCATCAACGAAGGAAACGCCGGCCGTCATAGGAACCGTGACGGCCGGGTCAAGCAGGTGCATGACGTGCGCGAGGAGCAGCGGGCCGTCGTCCGGCGTCAGATATTCGATGTTCACTCCCCAATCGTCCGTAAATGCGCTCGGGATCAGGTCGTACTCGATGTCGCTTTCGATATCATAGGCGACCGTGAGCGGCTTGAGGCCCGGCACAAGCGGTGTCATGGCGAGCGAGGGCGTCGTTACATTGACGACCTCCGGAACGATGAACGAATATATTTTGCCTTCCCCCGCGTCCGGGGAGGCGTAGCGCGCGTCGTCTACAAAGTCCTCGTCTATGAAATCCGCGTCCGGTAAAAACACAGGCACCGAAGTTTGATAGAAAATCTGCTGTACCGACTGCGTTGTCGTCTCGACGATGTCCCACATTTCGAGCGGAAGTTCGGTTCCATCGGCCTTGCGGAGAACCGCAATATTGCCATAGAGCGCGCGTCCGTCATCAAGGCCGATCTCCGCGTCATCCCAGAAAGAATCATTCCGGCCGGGCGTCGTGCTAACCGAGGACGTAGAAAATTGGTTTAAGACAATATTTGTAGACGGCGAAGCCCCGGCATGTAACAAAACACCCGAGGGTGGGCCGGCAACGAACACGCCGTCGAGGACCGCAACCGCGCCATCCGGCTCGGCAAACATTTCGTCGGCGCCTTCGACGCCGGTCTTATTGGCAAACTTGATCCTGATTTGCGGCATCTGCCGAATCCAGGCGTTTGTTTCGTCGACCGTTAAATCCGGCGAAACAAAGAATCCGCCGGGCGGCGTCACATAATCCGCGATCTCATAGCCGCTTGCGGCGAGCGCCATGCGGAAAGCTGGCAGCGAGCCAATCGCCTGTTTAAACGACCATTGTTCCGCGACCCATTCCCGGCGGGTCGACTCTGACCATGCCGGCTCCCAAAGAGTGACGCCCATTCCATAGGCGAGAAAAACAAGATTTTTCGACTCCACCTTCCATGGGTCGAGGTTTTCCGTGATGAGCCGCGCGGGAATCGCCATCATGCGGGCTACGTCAACGTCCGCGAGCGCGCGCTCAAGCGGGCCTGACGCGGTATAGAGAAGCTTCCCGCCAACACCCTCGTATTCGAGATTTCCTATAGGCCCGGCGGCGACGGTGGCCAGCGCCACATCCCCGCTCTCCGTCGGCAAAAAACGAATGTCAAGCCGGGGCCATGTTGCCCCGAGCATTGCCGGGAACAACGCTTGGTCCGCTCCCTCGACCGCCTCAAGGTCTATTATCGCCGGGAGAAATGCGACGCCGGCAAATCTGTCAGACGATTCCTGCGCAGAAAGGACGGCATCGAATTCAGCTTTACCAACAAAAGCCGGGACGTCGGGCCCCTCTGTCGAGGCGAGAGTGACATTTAAAAAGACGGTCCCCGAAAGCGCTGCGCTATCGGCCGCCTCGATCGCGGCAACGGCGCCAACGGTAGAAATGATCCCCGCAAGTGCCGCGTTGTCGTTAGGCTCCGCCGCGACGAGCGGGCCGAACGCTGACGCCAGCGCCCGGAAAAGCGCAACGTCCGGCGCCTCGGCGGCGGCAATGGTGGCGTCGCCGAATACAACGCCTGAGAACACCGCCGCATCGGGCGCTTCCGTTGCCGCAATAACGGCGGACACGGTATAGACGAGAACTATGAGGCCTTGCCGCCCAGCGCCTCCGGCGTTCCTCGTGACCGACCCTGACGCCCCCGCGGCGCCGCCGCCTGAGCCGTAAAGGCCGCCTGAGGGGCCCGCGTGCTGATAGGCTCCTCCATCGCCGCCTTGCCCCGGGCCGTATTGCAACCCGGAGACACTATCGGTCCATTGCGTCGAGGCGCCGGAAACCCCGGCATCAGGCGCACCGCCCGCGCCAGAAAGGTCGCCAGGCAGTCCGTCGCCATGCGGGCCCGGAGCGCCCGCCCCGCCGCCACCAGAAAGCCCACCGTCCGGTGAACCACCGCCCAGCGAGCCCGGACGGACTAAGGCGCCAACGCAGCCCGCGGTGGTGGTTTGCGCCCCTTTGGCGACGATCGTCGCCGTGGTGAAAAACCACGTGTCCGGGGATCCTGAAACCCCGACATGCAGCGAGCAAACGGTTCCAGGGGGATGGTTGAAATTATCAATTCGCGCGTAGCAGCCGGAGCGGCCGCCTGGTCCGGCGGTGTAATTGAAATCCGCCCCGGGGCCGTCTTCGCCCGCCCCGATCACATGAATCGTGTTGCTAAGGGGGCTCCAATCCGCCGGGAGCGTGAACGTTGAGCCGCCGGTGATGACAATGGTCTTAGCAACCATCAGGACAACCCCGGTTCACAATTTAATCGGAAAAGGCGAACGCGGTATCCCCGTCCTCGGTCGCGGCGATGAAGGCGAAACTTTCCGTCAAGTCGAAAATGAACCCGGCCGGCACGTCAGCGCCCTCCGTGGAATCAATTATCCCTGCGACGACGATCCGGTTTTGTGGGAATGCGAGTTCATCGCGCGGGTCGATAATCACAGAGTTGACGATGACGACTTGCGTTTCGTCGACAATGACGTCGCCGCCAGGCTCGTCGACGATCACGTTCGAAACGCCATACTGGTAACAGGCCGTGTACACAGCGGCCAACGTATTCGAGAACCCGAGGTATCTCTGTTTTCCGATCATCGCGGAAAACGCGGCCCCGATCGCGGCGAGCGACGCGGCCCTATCGGCGCCGAAGAAAAACCAGACCCTAATTCGATAATCGACCGGAACGACCTGGGCCGCGTTGACGACGACGATATCAGTTAGCGGCCCGATGCTCGGGTCAGTCACGCGCGCCCGGACCTTAAGAAGCTGCGCCGTCGACGGGACCGGATTAGCGCCGAGCGCCACGGCGGCGAGAATAGGGTCAGGGTCGGTCGCGGCCGGCGCGCCTTCAAGCAAGCAGGTGATGATAACCTGCGGCTCCTTCTCGAAGGAATCGCGTCGTACTATTGCTGTGGCGTCGCGCAGTTCAGGGAGGGCCGTAAGCGCTTGGAAAACGTATGCCAGCCCTGAGCCAGCCGTCGAGAAAGAGTTCGACGAGAGCCAAATCCGGAAGCGGTAGCGGTCGTCAGTTTCTTCGTTCGGAAGCCCTTTGTTTAGACGCGGAACTCCGTTTGGGTATCGCGACGCCAGTGCATCAAGGTCGCCGCCAACAGCAAACGCCAGCGTGGTCGCCTTGCCCATAGCATTGACGAAGGAAAGAGCATTGAGCTCGGATGAGGCCCCCGCTTCCATCGTGATCTTGATCGGGTCAAATTCCAGTCCTTCGACGTCATACTGCGCTCCAAGCGGTGGGTCGTAGAACGACCAGCGCGCCTTGACCTCGTTCATGCGCGCCCTGATCAGCGTCTCGACGTCCGGGACCTCGACGAGCGAGATCATCGGAAGGGAGTTCGGATCGACCGGCGAGAAACGGTTGAACGTCATGGCCTCCGCAGGCTCCAAATGACGGCCGCAGTAGATATTCCTATAGATAGGATCACCGCAGCGGCACCGAGGGCATACCAAAAAGTTTCCGGCGGAAAACAAATCATGGCGACGACACCGACCACTCAGAATTGCCGCGCCCGGTTATCGCGCTCGACCGCATGGTCTCGGGCGTCTTGTCGCCGAGGAATCCGCGCGGCATGTAGATGCCTTGCTGAAGGAAGGAGATCGCCC